ACGGAAGCCTGGGATCTCGAGATAAACCTCTATCCTTTGGTCTGGCTCAACTGGGACTATGTAAAGAACTGCTACCACGGGCAGGCCATGGTCACGGGTATCCTGAACAATCAGATCTTCGTCAACAGGGCGTGGGCAATGTCCATGCTGTCGATGATGAAGACGGCCTACCCGAAGTATGCGATAGACGGCACAAGAATTGCGGCGCTCGATAACAGAGTCGGCGGATATGTGAAGGTCAACGGAGATCCGAACTCCGCCATCAAGGCCATAGATCCGGCAACGATATCTCCTCAGGTCGCGCAGTACATCCAGCTTGCGATAGAGCAGACGGAGAAATCCCTCGGTGCGACTTCGGTTGCACTGGGCGACACAAGACCGGACAACACCTCGGCCATCATCGCCTTGCAGAGAGCTGCGGCCACTCCGATCGAGCTGACGAAGCAGAACCTCTACAAGTGCATAGAAGATCTGTACAGAATCTATCTTGAATTCATGTCCGTGTATTACGGCAAGCGGCTTGTGGATACGGAGACCTCTGAAAAGATGGGCAGCGTATTCGAGTTTGCAGGCATGGATATGCCGGACACGATCACGGACTACTTCGACTTCTCGACGCTGAAGGATCATCCGATGACCTTGAAGCTCGATGTCGGTGCGTCTTCGTACTACAGCGAGATCGCATCCATCAACACTCTCGACAACCTGTTTATCCAGGCTAAGGCAATCGACCTGGTGCAGTACCTTGAGAGGATCCCAGACGGGTATATCCCGGACCGCAGAGGTCTGATACAGGATATAAAGAACGCGCAGGCCCAGCAGATGTCCATGCAGATGGGGCAGGCCCCGCAGGGCGGAGAACCCATCGCGATGCCGCAGGAAGCTGAGGCACTTCCGCAGGGAGGAGGATATTCCGCTCTGCAGCGCAAGATCAACGAGGGGGCTGATGTGAGGTGAGTGATGCAGTAATCGTAGCACTGATCACGGCAGGCGTAACGTTATTCGGAACGATCATCACGACGATAACCACCGCGATCAGCAACAGGAAGAAGACGGTTTCCCGTATCGATGATGTGGAGGTAAAGCTGAACAACCACATCTCGGAAGAAGAAATGGTGAACGCGAAGCAGATGCGGGTACGAATACTGCGGTTTAACGACGAACTATGCAGAGGTACCAATTTCAGCGAGAACCATTTTGATGACATCCTTGAGGACATAGAAGCATACGAAGCATTCTGCGAGAAGCACAAGGATGACTACAAGAACGGCAAGGGACAGATTGCGATCAAGCATATCAAGTCTGTCTACGAGAACCACATGATCAATCATGATTTTCTGTGAGGTGTGAAATGAAACTACCAGACAAAGTTTATGACGTTTTGAAATGGATCGTTATGATCGTGATCCCGGCGCTGACCACGGCCTATGTCGGACTGGCAGCGATCTGGGGCTGGCCGTATGCGGAAGCTATTGCAAAGACAAGTGCGGTGATCTGCACCCTGCTCGGTGCCCTGCTCGGCATCAGCACGGCTGAGTATCGTAAAAGCAAAACGGAGGACTGACATGAGAGCAAAGGATTCAAAGTACGAACGTGGCGGCAGCCGCGTACCGATCACGACTCCGACCGTTGAGCGCAAAACAACAGAAATGCCGAAGTCACAGAACTCCGAGAAAAAGAGTTCAGGAACTCAGTCTGAAACACTCCGGCAGGACAAGGGCACACCAAAATACACCACCTCAAGAGAGCGTCCGGACTCGACACCGTTCCCGAGAAACTCGAATCGGAACGCTGCCGCTGCCGGGAAAAAACGCAGAGCCAAAAAGAAGAGAGATCTTGAAGCAGCTGTCCGCGGTTTTGAAAAAGAATACAACGACAGGGCACAGCGCGAGAAGAGCAGCTTCCCGCTCGATATGCAGTACGATCCTTTTTCCGGTGAAACCACCTGGGAGAGGAAAAACAGAAAGTAATCAACAGATACACCAATCTGTTTAATAAAGCCACAGACCAGTGGCGGAAAGGTAAATATGGACGAATTAACAAATGAAGCAGTCTCGACTGAAGAGATCTCCGATGACATTCTTTTTGAGGGATGGGGCGACGGCTCCGTGACCGAAAAGGTGGAAGAGGAAGAACCCGAAGAAGAGACCGAAACGGAATCTGAAGAGACAGACCAGTCAGAAGCAGAGGAAGCGGAAGATGCTTCCGATGACAACGAAGAAGAAGACACCGAGACCGAAGAGGACGAGGAAGAGGAAGAAGCCGACCAGCGTTTTACTCTGAAACATCTTGACGAGGTCAAGGAAGTCGGAAGGGACGAAGTCATCACTCTGGCTCAGAAAGGGCTTGACTACGACCGCATCCGCAAGGAACGTGATCAGCTGAAGGCCGAGAAGGCCGCACTCAAAGAACACGAGGACTTCCTCAGTGAGCTTGCCGAGCTTGCAGGACAGAGTGTCGATGAACTGATGATCTCAACGAAGGCGAGACTTATCGTCAACGATGAGAAAAAGAAGGGCAGAGACATCACCTTTGAGCAGGCAAGGTATCGTGTGGAGTCAGATCTCAAGGATTTGAAGAAAGCCAAAGCAGCTGAAACCGAAGAACCTGTGAAGGCGGAAGAAGAAACGGGACCCAGCATACAGGAGCTGCGCGAAGCAAACTTTATGAGGTTTGTTGCCGTGTATCCGGATGTGAAGGAGATCCCGAGTGAAGTCTGGAAAGAGTTCGGAGACGGCTCCACCAAGGAGCTGACCGATATCTACGCACGCTACGAAAACAAGAAGCTCAAGGAGCGTATCGCTGAACTTGAGCAGAAACCCAAGCGTTCCACAGGCTCACGCCGCTCCAACGGCAATCCCGTCAAAGACGATGATCTATTCGCCGGCTGGGGCTGAGCGAAACAGCCTCACGAACGCAAATACAATTGTGAGGTAAATAAAAATGGCAGTTAATCTTGCGACAAAATTTGTCGACAAAGTAGCTGAGCTTTTTGCTCAGGAATCTTTTGCCGGAGGCATTGCCTCCAAGGCATACAACTGGGACGGCACGCAGGCCATCAAGGTCTACTCCGTCGACACCGTTCCCTTCGGCAACTACAGCCGCAGCGGAACCTCCCGCTATGGCACTCCGGGCGAGCTGGGCGATTCTGTCCAGACCATGACCATGACCCAGGACAAGGGCGCTACCTGGACGATTGACAAGGGCAATGCCAAAGAGCAGCTCAACATCAAGGGCGCGAACGAGTCCGTCACCCGTCAGATCAAGCAGAGACTCAACCCCATGGTTGACAAGTACGCGTTCGGCAAATGGGCACAGGGCGCAGGCTATGCCGTTGCGGCCACCGCAGCCATCTCCGCTTCCAACGCTCTGGGCCTCCTCCAGGATGCCACCGAGAAAGCTGACGAAGCAGCTGTTCCCGAGAACGAGCGCTTCTGCATCTGCACCTACAACTTCTTCAAGCTCCTCAAGCAGAACAGCGCATTCGTGTACACCGACAAGCTCGCCCAGGGCGCACTCGTCAAGAACGAGATCGGCACCATCGACGGCTGGAGAATTGTCCGCGCTCCGGAATCCTACTTCCCGACCGGCATCGTTGCTCTCTGCGTTGCGAAGAGCGCCGTCCTTGCTCCTGTCAAACTGCAGGACTACAAGATCCATGTGGATCCTCCCGGAATCAACGGCAACCTCGTTGAGATGCGCGCACTCTTCGATGCGTTCGTTCTCGATGCGAAAGCCAAGGGCGTTATCGCCGTCTGCGACTCCGCTGCGGGCAGACACTGCACTGCTCCGACCATCGCGGCCAACGGCAACATCACCGCTCTCGGCGGCACCATCGTGTACTACACCCTCGACGGCTCCGATCCTCGTGTGAGCGGCACCCGTCTGTCCGCCAATGCCACGGGCGTTGTCGGCAATGCTGGCGATCTGATCACGGCCATTGCCTACAACAGCTCCTGCACGGTCGAGTACTCCAACCCTGTGGTTGTAACCCACACCTGATTTTCTGAATAGGGGGCAGGCTCAATGTCTGCCCCTTTCCCTTAAAGAAAGGACACAGAATGGCAACAGTAGATATAATCATGCCCTCCTACAATTCGATAGCCACCATCAACAAGGCTATAGCATCGGTGGCGATGCAGACATTGGATGAGGGTGATTCTTTTACT